CGCATTAATTTGTCGCGTGACCAAGTGTTATCATATAAGCAGTCATCTAAAATGACAAAGGCTCGAGGATCGATAGTGCTGCGTTTATACGTTTCCATCTCCTTTTTGATTTGTTTCAACACGGTACGCTGTCGTTTCAAGATATTTTCAATAATGGCGCTATTGTATTCATTGTGGACGAACAATTTGGGGACCATTTTTCCATAAAATCCGTTTCCTTCTTCTGTTCCCGAAATGACAGTCCCGATGGGAATTTCTTGTTGATAAAAAAGCAGATCTCGGACCAAGAAAGATTTACCGGTATCACGCTTTCCGATTAACACAACAACGGGACCCTTATTTTCATTCGGTTTGAAACTAATGCTTTTCATATCGAATTTCTTTAATTCAAGCGTCATATATTATATAATATAAAATTTTAAATAGAATTAAAAACGCATTGCATATAATTATCTCTTAATGTAACAACCCAAATATAGTTTATAAATGGACATTAAGAGAGAAATAAATACTTTACGCAAATAATAAGTTAAAAACTCATAATTTATATATTAAATACCTAATAATGATAAATATAAATTATCAAAAAAGGAAAAACACTGAACTTTTCAAAGGTTTAGAAAGTCCGTCGTCGTTGTTTCTCTCTAAAACACAAAATTATATTCCGATTTATAACAGATTTTTCAGGTTGAATGATACCAATTACAATAATATAAATTTGAACCACAAATGGTACATTACAACTTTAAGCACAAATGTTAGTGAAGGTGAATGTGAAGATGATATAAATGACTACAATAGATTATATAGTTGCCGCGTTAAAAACATCAATACCAACAAGGTTAAAGACAAGGAAGTGTTTTTTAAACTGGCGCCTTTATTAGATCCTTTTAAATATTTAATTGGGAAATACAATAATGACGACAAAATTTTGAATCTACCAAGTATCAATTCAGACGAAACACAATGTAACAGTAAAATATTGGATATGAATAATTCGGCATATGTGGATGGTCTATTTTTATTTCTCTCTAGTAATCTGATTTACGAAAATAATTTTCATCATGGGGTCGACTATTACGGTTCTTTTTTGGCTATTAAAAATGACTTTGTCTTGAATATTTACGATGATATTGATTATTTAAATAATTCAGATTTTTTTAATAAAAACAAGAATGTGTTGTTTAAAGTGGATGATTATGAACATTTATTTCAGTTTAAAAATGAAGAGAACAAATTACAACCAATTAAAATTGACCATAATATGTCGGTTAAATCAAATATATCTATTAAATCTTTCGACAATGAAATATTTGAGGATGTCTTTAATGATGATAACAAATTGGTGAATTTGGAAGACTTAAAAGGCGGTAATTACGCTGAATTAATAGACATTACAAATTCCAATATGACAAATGAAAATGACAATAAAGTTTCGTTAAAATCAAATTCAACGTGTTCGTCTAGAACATCTTATACAGTTGACGGTGAAAATTGTGACGACTGTCCGCTTTTGGATCCACTTTTAGATCCACTTTTAGATCCACTTTTAGAAAAAGTGGAGCAAAATAATGAGCAAAATAATGAGCAAAATAATGAGCAAAATAATGAGCAAAATAATGAGCAAAATAATGAGCAAAATAATGAGCAAAATAATTCACTATTGGAGCAAGACGACGACACACAATGGGAATCCGACGACGAAAGTTTCGAAGAAGAGAGAATAAACGCAACTATACCACAGTTACCAGTTCAAGTTATTTGTATGGAGTATTGTGAAAATACATTTGACGATTTAATTTTATCAAATGATTTAAAAGAAGAAGAATGGATGTCTGCATTTATGCAAATCATAATGATTTTAATAACATACCAAAAATCGTTTGCTTTCACTCACAATGATTTGCATTCCAATAACGTAATGTATAATTACACTGATAAAAAATTTATTTACTATTGCTACAAAAATCAATGCTATAAGGTGCCAACATTTGGCAGAATCTTTAAAATCATTGATTTTGGCAGAAGCATTTATAAATACAATGGTCAACTATTTTGCAGCGATAGTTTCCAAATCGGCAATGACGCCGCCACGCAATACAATACCGAACCATATTTTAACGAAAATAAACCAAGATTGGAACCCAATTACAGTTTTGATTTATGCCGATTGGCCTGTTCTATTTTTGATTATGTTGTAGAAGATATGTCGGAGGTTAAAGACCTTACCAAATGTGACACAGTTAAGCGTCTTATTGTTGAGTGGTGTCTTGATGATAAAGGTATTAATGTGTTATATAAAAACAACGGACAAGACAGATATCCAGATTTCAAATTGTATAAAATGATTGCGCGTTGTGTTCATAATCACACACCTCAAGCACAATTAGATCGTCCTGAATTCAAGGCGTACGCACATTGTAGAGGACCATTACCAAATGATGTAATAGATATAGACAAAATACCGGTTTTGATTTAGATTATTCATTATTTTATTGATTTTTATTGATTTTTTATTGATTTATAATATAATTTTATATATTATAAATGAACGATTATGGTTTTATTATTACAAGACATGTTAATTCAGAATTAACCAATAAATATTGGAACAATTGTATTCAATGTATTCGGCGTTTTTATCCATACAGAAAAATCGTGATTATAGATGATAACAGTGTGAAAGAACTTGTAATATCTTTTAATAATTATGAAAATATTGAAATTATACAATCCGAATTTCATGGTCGCGGCGAACTTCTCCCGTATTATTACTATATTAAACGCAAATTTTTCGACAATGCGGTCATTATTCACGACAGTGTTTTTTTCCATACTCGCGTCAATTTTGAAAAATTAATTGGTGTCAATGTGTTACCGTTATGGCATTTTAATGAAGACGCTGAAAACTACACAAGGTCTTTAGAAATAACACGTTCTTTGAAAAATTCAGAACAAATTAAACGCATCATTTCGCCAGATGTTTTGTTGTTGGGGAATTTGAAAAAAGAAAAATGGTATGGTTGTTTTGGTTGTCAATCTTTTATAAACCTAGACTTTCTTATAAGTTTAGAACATAAATATTCTATTACAAATATGGTAAATCAAATTTTATGTAGGTCTGATAGATGTTGTTTAGAGAGAATACTTGGAATCCTATTTTTTACAAACTATTCTGCGATTTTACACAAAAAATCTATTTTTGGAAATATACATCAAAATCAAAAATGGGGTTATACATTTGAACAATATTTGAATGATGTCAAAAAAGGGAATATAAACTTTATTATCAAGGTATGGACAGGGCGTTAAATAAAATTAATAAAATAAATACTTTTTTACTAATTTTACACTTAAAAATCTGGATTACCTGTGAAAACTGGTGGCGCCACAACAGTTCCACCATCTTGAATAATCGGTTTCAACTGACCTAAAATAAAATAACCCATTACAACACTGACATATACTAAAAGCGCATCGCGAATTAACAACTTCAACGGTTTTGACTCTTTTTCAATAAACCGCATTTCAATAAATTTTGCTATAATAAAAATAACGGACACTATTGCCGCAATAACAAATATATTATCCATTTAAAATACTTATTGTATATATTATTTATCTTTTTACGCAATTTTTGTTTATTCTAAAACTTCGATATCATCCAATAATAAATCTGGCAATAAATCCATTTTTGGTTCTTCGATGGATAATAGACCTAAAGTTTCGGGATTTACATTTATATCTGATATATTTAATCTAATATTATCATCGTCATCACTGTTTCCTTCTTCTAGTCTTCGCTGTTCTGCTCTCATATTGCTAATATAATCCAGATTTTCATATGTTTTTGGCACAACTACGTTTTCAATTTTTCCATCACTCGTAGAAACATAATCAATATCATTGAAACCTACTTTATTTACATTATTTGCTAACATATTTTGCTGCTGGCGTGTGTCAGTTAATTGTCTGACACCACCACCATTTTGTCGCGACTCATCGTTTTTAATTGGTTTCTCAATAATTTGTTCCTTAATTTCTTCAACAACATCTTCTTCAATGGTTTCATCCATGTACGCCTTCAAGATTGCTTCAACTGGAATACTCTCTCTTAGTGTATTTAAAATACATTCTTGGACGATTACTTCTAACTCTCTGTGGTTCTTTTGGATATTTAAAGGCGGAATACCAATTTCAAATAAATACACATTTTTATACACTTTTCGCGCTACATTGATATACGTCTTGTGAATAAAATCATCCAACTTGGGAACTTTGATATCGATCTTTTTCTGTTTTTGTCCTACACGCATAGCAGTAAGAATCTTCAATTGAATAATGTGAACACAAGTGACTAAATCTTCTAAATAAGAACAACCAGATTTATCGCAAATTCTTTTTCGCTCGGTTTCAATAATTGTTTGATTCCATTTGGGGATTCTCGAAATGAAATTTTGAAATGTCATTAAATATTTGTCCATTTCACCATTGTCCTTACACAGTTTAATGGCTTCGTCTAAAATAGATTTGTATCCATCAATGACTAGTGGCGTCAAAATGGTAATCAATCTGGCACCCCATTCATTCTTCGATTCGTGAAGCGAACTTACGTTAAAATCATCCATATTACATAAAACTGATATTTTCTAAAGACAATTCTGAACTCAAAAAAACAAAATTTAAAATAAATAATATCAACAATTTCTCATTTCTGAATTCTTTTCTAACACGGTTAAACGCTATTAGCAATTCATATCGTTTTTCCACGGAAAGCGACGTTTCTAGAAACTTGTGGTTTTCCAATAACTGAATTATATCTAAACCACTATATCCCTTTTCATACAATTTTGAACAAAGTGCCATCAACTGTTCCAGCGTTATTTTTTTATTCATTGATTTTACTAATTCCTTTTTCAATGTGTCCATTCGCACCGTTTTCACATCCTTCATATTAAACAAATTATTCAAATTGTATCTGTAAAGGTTAACAATTGCGCCATTTATAACCGGTTCAGGCACATAAATTTCGCAAAATCGCGACAATATTGGCTTCATCAAATTATATTTGTCCTCCGCAACAATAAAAAACCGCGTATTGTGACTGAACAATTCAATACATCTACGTAGTGCGGATTGAGCGTCGATCGTCAATTTATCCGCGTTTAGCAGCACGATACTTTTAAAAGTATTGCCACTATTTGAATTAATATGGGTCTTTGCAAAGAATTTCAATTCGTCTCGAATGAACTTGATGCCTTTTCCGTGCGAACAATTCACATACATCACAAATGATTTGATTTTATCGCGATCATTGTCGTAAATTTTGTGTATAAAATCGCGCACGATTGTTCGTTTGCCGCTACCTGTTGTCCCATGAAAAAGCAAATTTGGTATTTTATGATTTGCGTGAAAAAAATCCAATTTATCTTTTATAGTTTGATGAATATTTAACATTATATGCGCACTTATTTAAAATATAATAGGTGTTTTTATATTTTAATAGAACGTAATTAATATTTTTATATTTTTTATATTTATTAACTATTACATTTGAAAATAAATATTGTGAAACCAATATAAACATATATTTTGATATATTTTTATATAATTATGATGAAATTTCAGAAGCATATTTTTTGTCAATGTATGAAACCTTGGTCTGTTTGCGTAAATAAAAAAAATAGTTATAAAATTGATGTTCGAGATCTCATTGATACACGAGACATTGTGACTCCTTCAAATTTATCACCACTACATTTACATTATGACTTTGTGAATAAACAATGGTTGCAATACAAGTATAATTGTAGATTTCTTGATCACAAGAAGTCGCCTCCAGACCTTTAACCAGTTGCTTCTTTACACCTTTTTACATTTCAAACGCCGACCCTTTGGGACGGCGTATTTTAATGTGAAAAGGCAACTGTTACTTTGTAACCGATAAATTGCCTTTGTTATATTCAATACTTCTGCGAAGCAGAAGTATGATATATAAATCGGCATTTCAAAGGTTAAAAGGTGTAAAAACGCTTTAAACTGCCGTCGTGAGCGAATGAGTATAAGGATTATTTCTAAAAGCGTTCAAAATGTCAGGTTGTATGCGGTCACAACCAGCGTTCTCATTGTAATATTGCGGCGCACTGAGAGCACCGTATGTTTGTGCCGATGGTGGCAATGGCGTCACCGATATTGCCGGATTCACTCTGCCATCAAATCGGTCACTATCACTCCTCAAATTGGTCAAATTCATTTGCTGGTTAAAGATTTGAGTACCGCCTTGATTCGGTCGATTCATAACAGTCGACGATTTAATGTCATTATTATGTTGTTTATAAGCAGATTCATAACTCATGTCACCATAACCAGTTGCCGCGCCACCAGACGTGCCAATATAATTAACACTCGTCGTCTCTCTTTGCGTCATTTCACCAGGTGTGGCATTATTAACATAGATGCCCTCTTTTTGGTTATTAATGTTAAAGGACGGTGCGTATAATGTTGTTTCCTTAATGGTCGTGGTCGTGGTATCCAAAGGATTAATAACATAACTACTTGGCACTGACGACGTCGCCTCACCATAAATGCGAATATTATTGATTGTTTCGTCTTTGCGAGTTGGTCTAAACATATCCATTATCGGAGCAATAACCGCGCCAATTGCGCCACCAAATCCGCTTCTATAAGTGTCCGTTTGTTTCACGGTAGATCGATTATTTTCATAATTTGTGTGACTGCGCAAAAAATTTTCAGCATCTGTGCTGGGACCACGACGCTGTGCCGACGAATGATTAACACCACAAGTCATCGACTCTTGACGTTTACTTTTCTCGAAATTTTCCGGAGCATACGCCGCTTTTCTATCTGCTGCGCCAGCGGGACCCATGTAGTCTACGACAACATCATTACGCTTTACTATTCCCATTTCTTGAATAGAACGCAATGTTTCGCCCTTTTCGGCACCGGTCGTGGTTAACCAACGGTCTTGACTATTGATAAAATATGTATCCGGTCTTTGTTTCTCCACGCGTCCCATTGTTTGCGTCGACGCCGCGTTCTTAATATATGAATTGGCGGGACCTTCGTGATTCGTCAACTCGTATTCCAACTTGGGATTTGTCGACACTCTCAATTGATCCACAGTATAAGGCATCCATTTGTCGCGAGCCTCCATTCCCGAATTGTAACCACCTGTGCCTTCCAAAGAATAACCTTTGTCTAAACCGGGTCCCACCATAACACTGTCAAATGGTTTGATATTATTATTTTTCATACCGGGGTTCACGCGGGATTGATAAAAGTCACTGTTGTTGGGAGCTCCATACGACCATTGCATATTGTCTTCTGGTTTGAATAGCGGTGCTTGCTCTATTTTTTTGATGGTTTGCGAACCGGAACCAATCATGTTGTCTAAAACGGATTCAGCGATATTTACGTCATATGTGTTGCCTTTCACTTTGCCGCCATTAAAAGGCACCATATTATTGTGTTTAAATTGTTCCGACTCTAAATAATTGCCGGTCATTGAATAAATTTGTTGGGGGTTTTGTCCGACGGGCGCGTTATTTCGGACTCTTTGTTGATACGCATTTTGGTCGAAATACTTATCAGTTGCCGCATTTGGGTTAGGATATTCTTGGACCGTGTCGACGAGTTGATTAATATTTGAAACAGGGAAATTCTGAGGCGGGATATTTGTATTTGGCAAATAATTGCGATTTGCACCCATACTCATAAAATTCTCTTGATTGTTTTTTTGTGTTTTGCCATTTTCTGGACCGCATGATTTTGATGGTGTTTGATTTGATACTATATACATGCCACCTAATGCTATTAAAGGTATCGCTAATTCCATTATTATATATATAAACTATTTTATTTTTTAAATTTATACTGAGAGAAAGATATTTAATAATAATCTAAATAATGTTACTAGATTATTATTTTTATGCTTTCTTTGATGAAGCACATGAATTTGTTTGCGCACAAGTATTTGGTCCTCCTACATAACTACCTCGAATCAAATTATAACTCGATGGTAAATAACTAGTAGTTTCGGCAATCATACAATCTCTCTTGGGTGTAAAATAATCTTTCTCTAAAACTCGAGTACTCAAATTATTTTGAAAAGGCAAACAAGTATTTTCCTGAGGATTTAAAGGTGGATAATACCAATCTGTTTGCTCTACATCACGATACCACCACGCTGGATTAGTTGCTCTCGATTGGTCAGTAAACAAATTGTTGCAAGTAGGGTATTTAATCGCCTCGTTGCTAACATTGAAATTTTTATATTCGTCTTTTCCTAAACAATCACGACTTAATGGTTTGTTCGCACCACGTAATTCACTTTCTAAATTAATTGTATTTGTCCTTAAATTCGCGCCCCATTTTTGAATAATGATTTGTGGGTCTTCTATGTAGCAAGGGTCCGCACCATTACCAGGCACGTTTAATATCCAGCGCCCAGGGTCTGTTTGTTGTTGCAATTTTTTGATTGTTCTAGCGTCATCGTAATTAAATCTGGTATTTGCCATTTTATTATATATATATACTTTTTTAAATGAAATAAATAAAAATACTTTTTTAAATGAAATAAATAAAAATACTTTTTTAAATGAAATAAATAAAAATACTTTTTTAAATGAAATAAATAAAAAGTATTACAAAAGGATAAACAAAAAGAGAAGCATTTATATAATCAGAGATTTAAAAGAAAGACCAAGCACCGACACTCTGCGGTGTCCCGACAACAATATAGTATGCCGTATTCCAATTGAGGAGAAGATTGCTTCCGAGTAAAGGATTAGCACTGGTATTAACACCACCAGAAAATGTGACCCCCCCATATATAATAGTTCGCCCAGGCGAAAGGGTAAATTGATTAGTATAACTTCCCGTAAATGCCCACTGCGTCCCGTCGACCTGTTTGTTAAAATAAGCAAGACCCGAACTAAAGAACCTGAATAAAAATGGTTGAAAGGGTATTACAGCGTAAGGGGAACCATTCTGGAAGAATGTGTAAGAACCAGCAGTAACCGCCTCTACATATCCAGCAGAACTATTAAAGAAAAAACTACCAATAGCGTCAGAATAAAGATTTGCTCCGTCCGTCCCCGATATTGCGGATGCGGATAGGTTCATTAAATAATTAATAGTATTAGCACCATTGTAATATGATTGATTTCCAAGTCCGACGAAGAAATTAGAACCATTATTATCAATCAAGTCGTATCCCTGAATGGAGGACGACAATGATGTAGTAGCACCATCAAGAATATTTATAGCACTAACAACATTATTAGAAATCGTAAAAGTAATACAATATTGACTGATAAAACTCCCCCCACCAGACACCAGAGTTGTAAAATCTCCAGTAGCACACATTACTTGCGACCCCGCAATATAGTTTAAATTATAAACTTGGTTATCAAAACCGTCACCAAGTTGGTTATTAATAGGAACGATTGTATTGGTGCTTTCTTGGTAGCACCCGAAATATTGAAGTTGAATGACGTTACCGGTTGTATAATTAAAGTTGCCTCCGAAATAAACGTAGTCACCAGTGCCGTCACCAGCAATTGCATTACACTGGGCGTTGAACCCAGCATTAGTTCCTCCCGCCCATACCATCTGCGTAGGGATTGTTGGCGTGGTGCTCGGTGTTTGGATATAACACACATTATTCAAATTGGGGACGGCACTTGGATAGGTACAATCCGTAAATGACCCACCGATGTAGAGGCGGTCGTTCGGAGAATTATAAAAAAGGGCATTAATAGTTCCAGCGGTGCCTGTAAATGAAGCAACCAGTGTCCAATTTGCTCCGTCATACATATACACATCACCATTAGGTGTCCCTAACCACTGCGTCGCTCCAAAAGAAACAGGAGAACCTTCACACGAACACCGAACCGCACCCGAAACAAATTGGGATTGCTGGTCTAATCTATCAATAACGGGGACTGGTGATGCTCTCAATAATACCTGATGGTTGTTGTTGTAAGCAGTAATCAGAGTAGGATTATTACTACTTGCTGTAATATCGCCTTGCGGTAAAAAGGGAAGTGATTGAATGTCTGTAATTGTCGTCACGGCAAGGATAGGGTGCGACGCCATATCAAGAAAAGGTGCGTTCATCTCAAGACTACCACCGCTCCCATTACAAGTCAGATAATTAGTCAATACTCCCGCCTGATTGACCGAAATGACGTATTGTCCGCTGGTAGAGGTTGGTGTATCTAATCTCACCCTTGCGAACTCGGTCTTTGTTGATCCCGACTTTGCGTAATAACTCTCTTGGATAGAAGTTCCGCTTGTTGTATTTCTCTGATTGTATTTCTCGGTGTATAAAATACCAGCAGTAGTGGTCTGGTTAAGTGTTAATAAGGAAGCAGATGTTCCAGTTCCGAGAGAATTATTAATGGTTAGATTACCTGTCCCCATTGTAGCGTTCTGTCCAGTGACCCCAGTATTTATTAATAATTTCTCTGACCTTAAAGCATTTCCATTTACACTATCTACCCATAAAGGATTAATGAAACCTTGTGGACCGCTTGCTTGCGGTGTTAAGGCTAAATAAGTTGGGTCTATTCCACCTGTTACTAATAAATTACCATATATAAGCACGTCTTGTCCTGTTACACCAATACCAGTATATCCACCACCTGTTATTCCGAGTCCGTTCATCGGTGTCCATTGACTTGCGCCAGTTGCACCTTGAAATCCTTGGGCTCCTGTTTCCCCTTGAAGACCTTGTGCTCCTGTTATACCTGTTGCACCTTGTGCTCCTGTTATACCTACGGGACCTGTTGCGCCTTGAAACCCTTGTGCTCCTGTGTTTCCTTGAAATCCTTGTGCACCTGTTGTACCTGCGGCACCTTGTGCACCTGTTTCCCCTTGAAGACCTTGTGCTCCCGTTGCTCCTTGTGCTCCACCTGCGGGTCCTTGAGGTCCTTGTGCTCCAGTAGGTCCGGCACAACCACGACCTGTCGCACCTTGATATCCTTGACTACCTGTGACACCTTGGTAACCCATTGGTCCTATAGAAACCGGACCCGTCACACCTTGAGGTCCCTGAGGACCTTGTACTTTCAAATCACAACATCTTTTCGCTCCTAAATATTGTGTATAATTGGTCGACATATATATATCCACTTTAAAAAAATATAATATTTATTTATTATATTAATATGACATTTACACCTCAAGTTTTAACACAAACTGATAATAATAACACTATTACTTCTTCTTCTGATGTATCATTTAATGGAGTTTCTACTATAACAACTGGTTATAATACATTGATATTAACTGTTAATAGCACAACTGATTCATTTGCAGGAGGTATTCAAATACAATTTTCCGACGATAATTCAATCTGGTTAACACCATATACAGATACATATTTTTCAACTAATATTTTCACCAAAAATTATTTAATAATTAAAAAATATTACAGAATTATTTATAATAACTCATCTTCTCCCGGAACATTTAATATAACTTCACGTTTAAGCACTGATTTAGATAGTTCAATAACACAAAATACATCAATATCTGTTTTTGATAATAATGTTGAAGGTACTTTAGACGCATTTGCCAGATTAAGAGTTTCTTATCCTACTACATTAATAGATATTCGTTTTCCTGGACAAACTGACGGTTCTGCTAATTTCATAAAAAATAATTTACAAATAACTAGTGATGCTAGTGGTTCATATACTGGAACTTATGGAAACTCTAAATTAGTAATCAACACGTTGGGTGCTGGATACTATATAAGTCAAACTAGAAATTATTGTATATATCAACCAGGTAAATCATTATTATTCATGTCTAGTGGAATATTATACCCTGGAAATGCTAACTATACTACAAGAATCGGATATTTTGATAATGTAGTTCCTTTAACAAATCCTCTGCTTATTAGAAATGGATTCTATTTTCAACATAGCGGAGGAGTATATTCAGTTAATATTAAAAATAATACAACAACCACTATAGTTCAAGCAGATTGGAATATTGATAAATTGAATGGAACAGGATTTTCTGGATTAACTTTAGATTTTACAAAAACGCAATTATTCGTCATGGATATGGAATGGTTAGGAGTTGGAAGAGTTCGCTTTGGGTTTTATGTTTACGGTAAAATTCAATATTGCCACCAGGTTACAAATATTAATATTCTAACCGAACCTTATACAAATACTATTAATTTACCAATATGTTATTCTATACATAATAGTTCTCCTACAGCAACACCTGCTAATAATTTTACTCAAATTTGCTCAACTGTTATTAGTGAAGGAGGATATTCTCCATTAGGAAGACCATTCTCAATATCAACTGGATCGCCAACTCCTGTTGCAATAGCAGCAAATGTAGAAGAACCAATATTATTTTTAAGGGGAAATGTAGCTAATCCCAATTATTACCATCAAAATATAATTCCGAAAGACTTATCAATGATATGTTCAGCTACAAATGATTTAATTTTATATAAATTAGAATATTTTCTTGCCGGAACCTATTTAGGTACACAACCAACATGGACGAATGTAAATAATAGTTATAGTGTTGCTCAATATGCTCCTAATCTTGCTACTGGATATAATAATACGAACGCTATCACATTAGACCAAGGATATTTTTATGGAAGAGGAACAAATACACTTTCATCTTTAGGTGATGTTTTTACAAATCAAGTATTACAAGTTACTTCAAATATTACAAATGATTCAGATATTGTTGTTTTAACTGCTACTTTTGTATCTAATTCAGGTTCATCAAACGTTTTTGGAACCATTTCGTGGCAAGAGTTATATTAAATTATTAACCATTTATCGGTTGTGTTTGACATTATTTGAACCGAAGAATAATCAACTACTATTGTTGCGGAAGATTCTCCTCCAATAGTATCTCCTCCAGTTGTACCAATAATAAGATTATTATTTGAAAGTTGTCCTGCGCTGTCAACAATATTATGTATTCGTTTTTGACTATTATCTAAACTAGATATTAATGGCAAATTTATAGTTATTGGACCATTTGTTGTATCTACTTGATACACATTATAATAATTTGGGTCTGTTGTTAATGATGGAATATTAAACCCTGTTGGACCAGTTATTTGTGTAATTGTATAATTTGTATAAAAATTTGGTTGAGCTGGTCCTGTTACCCCAAGGGGACCTGTTGTACCTTGGAAACCTTGTGCTCCTGTGTTGCCTTGTGCTCCTGTTACACCTATAAGACCTGTGTTGCCTTGTGCACCTGTTACACCTATAAGACCTTGTGTTCCTGTTACACCTATAAGACCTTGAAGACCTTGAAGACCTTGTGCTCCTGTATTGCCTTGTGCTCCTGTGTTGCCTTGTGCTCCTGTTACACCTATAAGACCTTGTGCTCCTGTATTGCCTTGTGCTCCTGTTACACCTATAAGACCTTGTGCTCCTGTATTGCCTTGTGCTCCTGTATTTCCTTGTGCTCCTGTTACACCTATAAGACCTTGTGCTCCAGTATTTCCTTGTGCTCCAGTATTTCCTTGTGCTCCAGTATTTCCTTGTGCTCCAGTATTTCCTTGTGTACCTGTTACACCTATAAGACCTTGTGCTCCTGTGTTGCCTTGTGCTCCAGTATTTCCTTGTGTACCTGTTACACCTATAAGACCTTGTGCTCCTGTGTTGCCTTGTACACCTGTTACACCTATAAGACCTTGTGCTCCTGTGTTGCCTTGTGCTCCTGTTACACCTGTTACACCTATAAGACCTTGTGCTCCAGTATTTCCTTGTGATCCAGTGTTGCCTTGTGCTCCAGTATTTCCTTGTGCTCCAGTGTTGCCTTGAGAACCTGTTACTCCATTAAGACCTTGAGCTCCTGTGTTGCCTTGTGATCCTGTTACACCTATAAGACCTTGAGAACCTACGGAGCCTTGTGCTCCTGTTGCACCTTGAGGTATTAATGTAGTTTGTATAAAACTATAACCATTACCTGCAGTTAAATATTCATAATCAACAATTAAATCAGGTGTTCCTGTTATACTTTCACAAATTAACTCTGCTAATATTCTATCACCGCTTCCATAATCAAACGGCACCGCTGCTCCAGGCGCTAAAATTGTATAAAGAACTATCGGTCCACCAACATTATTGATTATAACATGTGGACTGCCTGCTACAATAGGTGTTTTTGTATATGGAGAATTTATATTATACACAGAAATTATAAATGAAACCGTCGCATCACCACCGCTCACATAAGCGTATAGGTTAAGAGTATAAACACCTTGAGGAATTACACTGATTTCAGGTTGTAACTCTAAATCTGAAATAAATGATTGAAATGTAGAAGGACCAGATATTGCATTATATGTAACTGTTGTTCCTGAGTTAGAATGAATAATAGGTGTTAAGAGCGCCGTTGTATTACCATCTGGTGGCGGATATGCCGCGGAATCAGTATAATTTAAATATAATGGCAATCCACCATTACCACCTGCAGACCCGTCTCTGCCGGTGGCACCCTGATACCCTTGTGCTCCGGTAGCACCTCTACATCCCCGCCCTGTAGCACCTTGAGATCCTGTAGCACCAGTTGATCCTTGATATCCCATTGGTCCTATAATAGATTGTCCTGTTGCTCCTTGTGGACCTTGTGGTCCTTGTACTTTTAAATCACAGCATCTTTTCGCTCCTAAATATTGTGTATAATTAGTTGACATATATATATATATCCACTTTTTTTATTTCATTATAAAAAGTGGAGCAAAAATACTCTTTTTTAAAATATTTTAAAGTATTTTTGAAATATTTTAATGAAATAAAGAAAAAGTATATTAGTTTTATTTTTGTAATACTTTTTTATTTCATTATAAAAAGTATTTTTTAGTGTACCGAATTAAATTCACAACTAATATAATCAATATCCAAGTATTTAGATGTTGTAGCAGCAGTAGAAGTAACAAGTCCGCCCATAAATAAATTAACATTACTCGCAACAACACTTCCTGAAAAACTATAAATTGGTCCACCTGTTGTTATGTCTTGGAGTGTAGACGTATATGCTAATGAACCAGTTCTGGTTACTGTTATTTTATGCCAAAAATTCGGAATACTAACTACACCAGTACTATATACTTGTGTACCATCAACAATTAAATTCCATACATTTAATGTTGCTATATTTGTTGAAATCCGCCACATAATAGAATTTGTAGGCGCTGTTGTCGAAAGGTCACTTGATAACCCGGCACATACAGTACTATTTAGTGCTGTGAGTAGAGCATGTGGGCGGAATATCATTGTGAAACCTACGCCATTTGTTAGAATATTTCGAAACCATAGAGAACTTCCACTTGTCCAACCTACAACACCCGCACTACCATTTAAGGTAAATATTCTCGTGATGCCATTATAACCATCAGCAGCACCTAAAGATTGAGGACTAGCAGCTGCTGCCCCACCCCCATTTTCAACTTGATACATAGCAAATGGTCCATTTCTTGTTGCTTCGGAACCCCACATATCATCAAATTGAAAATTACCGTTAGTATTATTTGGTCCTTGCGGTCCTGTTGCGCCTTGAGCACCTGTGTTTCCTTGAAAACCTTGTGCTCCTTGAAAACCTTGTGCTCCTGTTTCCCCTTGAAAACCTTGTGCTCCTTGAAAACCTTGTGCTCCTGTAGAGCCTTGTGCTCCTGTAGAGCCTTGAAAACCTTGTGCTCCTGTATTTCCTTGTGCTCCTGTGAATCCTTGAGCACCAGTGTTGCCTTGAAACCCTTGTGGTCCTTGAGGTCCAACAGATTGAATTATTAAAATTACTTGTTGATTCATCACAAAATTATATGAACCATCTATTATTGTGTCCGTAGTAATAAAATAACTATTTGGCATAGGAGATGAAGATGTTGTAACTCTCCATGTTTGATAATTATTTGAATCAACAGCATCTTGAATAACAAAAATATCATTTGGTTTTATTAATGCTAAAAATACATCTATATCTACATTATCAGATGTTAAATGACTTATATTTATTTGGGTTGATGCTATTTGATTCGCACTATTATCCCATAATATATATCCTGGTGTAGGGTCTCCACTAGTAATTGATGTATTTGCTTTATAAAGGTAGTAACTATTTGATTGTCCATTTTGACCTTGTGCTCCTGTTGAACCTTGTGCTCCTGTGTTGCCTTGTGCTCCTGTGTTGCCTCTAAAACCTTGTGCTCCCGTAGCACCTTGATATCCTTGTGCTCCTGTGGCGCCTTGAGGACCTCTACAATCTACAAAGCAATCACACGGATCTACTTCTCCGGTTCCACATTCGACACAAGGTTCTTCACTAGGTTGGTCATCACAACTCGGACAAGCAGTATAATAACCTCCGCAACTTCCAGACCCGCTATATGGTCTCCCATTGATATTTGTTACATTCAAATTTGTTACTGTAATATTTTCACTAGTAATATTTAGTGCGTTTATATTACCACTCATGTATATAAAAAGCGGACATATTTTAAATTAATTAAAAGATATATTAATTTAAAATTATTATTAATTTTATTTTATTTCCAAAAAAGTTTAATTAGGAACCGGAAAAGGACGCTGACTCTTTTCTACTACTAAAGGTTGAGGCATAAGTATTGCTTTCTTTTCATAAATATTGGTTGATTCCAACTGTTTCAATTCCGGAACAAAACACGGCGCAGGATTCACTAAATTTGTCGAATTGATTCCTAATAAAAATGACTCGATGTCCGGTGCGTTGTATGACATTTTATTCCAAGGTATTTGCGCGGGCATCAAACCATTACCTGGAAGTCTTGTGTTATATGCGGCACCATATTGCGAGTTGGCATACAATGTATAATTCTCAAATTGCCTATATTCTCTTTGTTCTAAATTGTAATTGCCGGGTGTATTTCTATTACGGGTAGACGCCATTTATATAATACTTTTAGAAAAAGTATAGCAAAAAACTTTTAATTGTATATACTTTTCATAACTTCGTAAAAAAAAGTATAGCAAAAAACTTTTAATTGTATATACTTTTCATAACTTCGTGAAAAAAGTATAACAAAAAACTTAATATACTTTTTCACGAAGTTATGAAAAGTATTATAATATTGCTTTATCCAACTTCTTCATATTCTCGTCTGATATTGCACCAGTGTCTAAATATTCGCTTATACAAATATGGGTTAAATACATGTAATCATAAGAAAACAAAATCATCAACCCAATTTCTTCGTCGCTCGTCATATAATTGACAGCAACCTTAACCATACAATTTGTCAATTCGGAACAATCTTTGACTCGATTATACAGTTCTTTTACCGCTTCACTTATTTTTTCATCGTTATCATTGTCCTCATTTTCATAGTCGATATCCAAAATATCCAATAATTCTTGACGATAAATGATGTCACGAACAAACGCCTTTTCGTCGTCGGTAATATCATCTGTTTCTAAAAAGACTTCTGGTGTGTTATATGTGCAAACTACTTTGGTATTATACATAAAAAATTACTGGAATAATATTTAAACTATTTTTATTTAAATATCATTTTTGGTTTTGCTATACTTTTCCACAGTTTCACAAGAAAAGTATTTTTTGCTATACTTTTTTTTAGAAAAGTATAATTTAAGCGCTCTTGTAATCATTATCACGCGTTAGTTCACGAGACGGCACACCACCACGGATCCAACCCTCGGACGCATCACTCTCTATCTTGGTAGAATTATCAATTCTATTTTTGACAGCAGGCAAAAGAGGTGTCTGGTGATACTTAATATAACTCTTCTCGCTCAAATTATTGACACTGCGTTTGTTCACGAGTTGCTCACCTTGTTGTATTTGCGACTCCATAATAGGGTTCACAGCACCACGTCCTAAAAACGGCACAGTAGCGAAGGGTCTTTGGAACAAGTCAATGCGCGCCTTGGGATGGGTTTGGATAGTGCCGATTTGCAGTTTCGAGGAGTCGTCAATGTTGCAACCACCTGCGCCAGAATTGAAACCACCATTGTACATTATGCCAGGTTGAGTAGTCGCGAGTGCCTTAACATTTTTCATCGAACAATCAGAAGCGAAATAGTTTTGGGTCATATAATTACAAGAAGACACATTTTGAATATCAGTTTGTGATTTGTTACACGAGTCTAAACCAATCCTACTCATGTTGTCAAAGGTATAACTAGAAACGTTTGCCATTTATATAATTATAATACATATTATTTTTTTACAAATTTAAATGTTTTTTTGTTTCTAAATGTCTTTGAAATAAAATAGTAGCGTTTGTTCCAAAATCACAGTTATCACAATAATGTTTCATTTCCTTTTTTCTATCCTCTTTTGTTGAATGATGTGTCAAAATATGTAACTTCATATTTGATGTTTTTGTGCTTTTATAATCGCAAAAAGTACATTTTTCTACTAAAATCTTGTCACATCTTTCTTTTCTTTTCTCTCCAGTATGTTTTTTACAAGTCAAATGTTCATTCCATTCTGATAAATAGTTACATTTGTATTGACATTTTTCACAATTATATTTTGATTCCATTTTTATTAAATATATTATATTATTATTTTTAAATGGTTTAGAAATATCTTCTTTATAAAGTATATAATGGAAAAACGAAAGAAATATGATTTTGAACTTTTACAAAAATATTGTAGTGAAAATAATGTTATATTATTAGAGGATTATAGTAAGGTGCCATTAAAAGGAACTGTAATTATCAAAGGCAAATGTGTTTCTGAAAATTGTAATAATAATTTTGAAAAAAAATTTGATTATTTAATTCAATCAAATTATTTTTGTATAGAATGTACAAATAATATAAAAAATGAAAAAAGAAAAAAAACTAATTTAGAAAAATATGGTTGTGAACATCCATCACAAAATGAAGATATTAAAAATAAAATGATAGAGAAAAGTTTAAAAAAATATGGTTGTAAATATTCTACACAATCACAAATTATGAAAACTAAATCAATTGAAACCAATTTAGAAAAATATGGAGTTAAACACGCAATGCAATGTAAAGAAATAAAAACAAAAGCAGAAGATACTAATTTAAAAAAATATGGTTGTAAAAATGTTTTTCAAAATAAAGATATAATAAATAAAATAAAAGCTACAAATTTAATTAAATATGGTGTAGAATATAATACGCAATTAGAATCAAATAAAGAACAATATAAAAAAACTTGTTTGGAAAAATATGGTTATGAAAATCCCTCTCAAAATGAAGAAATTAAAAAGAAAAAAATAGAAACGAGTTTGAAAAATTGGGGTGTTGAAAATCCGACACAAAATTCAGAAATAATGGAAAAAAGTATTAAACAAAATTATAGGAAAAAAGAATATACATTTCCATCAAACAAAATAATAGAAATACAAGGTTACGAAAATTTTGCTTTAGATGAATTAATTATAGATGAAAAAATTGATGAATCAGATATAATTACAGGTATTCAAAATGTTCCTGTTATTTGGTATAATGATGAAACTGGTAAGAAACATAGACACTATGTAGATATTTTTATTCCTTCTCAAAATAAATGTATAGAGGTTAAATCTACTTGGACTTATGAAAAACAAATAGATATTGTTTTGTTGAAACAAAAAGCAGCAAAAGAATTAGGTTATAAATATTCAATATGGGTGTATGACAGAAACCACAACAAAACTTGTTACGATTAATGCTATTAATATAGTGTGTATCTGTATGAATCTTTTTCTCTCTGTATAGCCGATGAAAAATTTGACTCTTTCGAACTGGGCATTACACCATATAAGAAGTGCCCAAAAGCACCTTGATCATTTTCTACTCGCGTATTTGGTGTGCTGTAAAAAACACGATTTGATTGGTCTAATTGAAAATTTTCCCAAAGGTCTGGATAAAGTTGTTTATTCGTATTTTTTATACCAGGGTTTAGCATTTGAACCGCTCTCTTAATATTTTTGGTAATGTCTTCGTCGACACTTACGTTAAACGAAGGTGGCGCGGATTTTCGTTCCGGGTCATCATTAATTTGCGTCAACAAAACATTGCTAAATGGGTTCCTTTTGTTTCCCTCCTTAAACTCGTCATTCAATACAGTTTCGAGTGTAACGGGGTTGGTAATGCTTTTCGGTTTCTGCTTTAATACACTTGGTGAAATATTGTCGGAAAAACCTTCTTGTACCATAGCACTAGTCAACTTTTGTTTTCGCATTTTAAATAGCACAAAAATAACTGCCAAAGTTAAGAACCCAATTACTAAAATTCTCTGAGACATGGTCGAAACATATCCTAAAATAGTGATTAAAATAATTAATCGAGTAATGGCATTTAATTTTTGTTCATAACACATATCGTTTGTAGGCCATAATTCAAGAATGTATTCTTTATTAAATAATACGGTTGGGTCATTTGTCCAAAATTGAATTGTCATTATATATATATCAATCTTTTTTTATAATCCATTACTTAATTTTTATTTGTATTGATAAATAAAAATTATTAAATTATTAAATTATTAAATTATTAAAAAAGGTTTATTTCTTGCCCTTCTTTTTCTTTTTCGCGTCTACATTTGTTTGACTAGGTTTGGCGCCACGTGGTGTTCTCTCTGCTTTCTCAGCAGCACTAAATAATTTCAATATTTCTTCTTCGGAAATAGTTGGTGCAGGTGAAGGACTAGCACTAGGAGTAGCACTAGCAGCAGCGGCAGCCTTAGCACTTGATTTGGCGCGCATTCGCTCCTTCATTTGCGCCATTTTCATTCTTTTATTCATTTGCGACTCCATTGCACCGGTATTTACCTTGCCACCCATACCACCTAAATTTCCCATTCCCATTTTCTGTAGCATAGATTGAATGTTGTCCATACCTGGCATATCCTTCATTTTATTCATTAATTCCGTCGCTTCGGCAATTAGTTCACTCTCTTTAATTTCGCCAGATTTAATTCTAGTATCCAATTTATCTCCAACTGATTTAACAAGACCCATAAGTTTTGTCGGATTTTTAATTAGATTTTGGAACACATCTTTTACATCTGTAACATTTTCCATATCCATATTCAAACCCTCAGCAGTTTCCTCTGCGATTTCTTTCGCCAATTTGCCCAATTTGCCCTCTAACATGCCTGTAATATGGTCTTGAATATCATTTGCGTTTGGCATACTACCCATATTGAAATTTTCTCCACTTTCAGCGTGATCTTTACCGTTACCACTCATATCAAATAACCCTTGCATTTGGGTTAATGTTTCTTCAAGTTTATTTTTAAACTCATCTTGGTTAATGGCTTCAAATAATTTGGCGGAATCTCCAAACGCCTCCTTGTTATTTAAAGACCCAACAATTGAAAACATTATCAACTGCAAGTATTTCCAAATGGTATCACGTGTGGTTTGCGATAAATCAAATTGCCATAAGTTTTTGAAATGAATGTGCGGCAAAAATTCGGTGTCACATTCGTAATCTTCTTTAAATATATCTTCGTTTTTATATAAAATATCAAAGAACCTAGGTGGTATTTTTTTCTGGCAAAAGGAGAAAACCAATTTGGTGCTTGTGGTTTCGGACGCTAGGATTGCTTTGTTTCGTTCTGCTTCGTTTTCAATGTAAGCGAAAACGGATTTATCTTTCCACCATTTACTTATCAGGGAATCATATTCGGGGAATGTGGTTTTTAAATCGCCGACAAAGTCTTTAATAACTTTGGCAAACTCTTCGGGAACTTCTATTTCGGTTGACATATATTGATTATTAAATACTTATATTTAAATTACTCTTTTTGTAAATATATTATTTTTTGTTTTGTTTTGTTTTCTTTTGTTTTTTTACATCTTTACACCCTTGAAGATGTAAAACGCCAATTTATAAAAAATTGATTTAAATTTTATATTAAACAAATACGTATTACATTATTATACAAGATGAGTACAACTAAAAGTAAAAATAATATGGCGGGGGCTTGGATGAATGAAAAAAAAGCACATGAGAAGACAAAATCACAAAAAGTGGTATTAGAATCAAATCAAAATGGTATACGTCTTAAATTTAATGAAAATTGTTTTTTCGAAAATGTTACGATAAATCCAGAGAATAATTTTCGGTGGCCAATATTAGGGTCTGAACATGTCATTACCCCCGAAACCGAAGAAGAAGATGATGAAGATGATATGGAGGCATATTTGAAAAAACAGCAAGACGAAATGGACGCACTCATCAAGGCGAAACAAGCGGAAACCGTCCGTATTATGAAATTGATAGAGGCGAAAAAAATAGCGAAATCTGTGAGTTTATTACGGGAACAAGCACGGGACGCTATTTTGAAGGAAAACGAGCGTATTCAAGCGACGATTGATAAACTCAAAGCGGACATAGCGGTTAATAACACCGAGATTGAGGCGACGATGCGGGGCGATTTTGATGACGAACTCATCAAGGAAAAAACCGACGCTATTAAACCGCAATCCGTATTACCCGCAACATTACAACAGAAACCCGTCAAAAATACCCCGACCGCCGATGGAGCAAGGGCGAGGACGACCATAAATAGACCAACGGGCGGAGATATATTCTTATTGTTTAATAGACCAGCAATTATAAGATGTGTGATGAACTCAATTACATATTTTGGGTTAGTTGAACCCGTTCGCAAATTGATAAAGTGTGTAAAAGAAGACGGGACATTCAACGACGCAACCGACAAGGGCGTCGTTAGTCATCTCACGAAGACCATTAAATTAGAAGGCGGAAAGACGAAAGATGTACCCGATGAAACCGAACCCGCCAAGCGAAGAACCGAATGGACGAAAAAGGACGACTGGATAAAGGCGTGTAAAGGCGAACAGAACCTCTATTCAAGCACCAAGGACGGATGGAAGGAAATATATTACTGGACCGGCAACCTTAATGACCCGACAAAGACTGACCCCTCAAAATGGGTTTGGTTATACAACGTAGCGTATGCCGGAGTTAAACTTAATTAATTAAAAAATAAATGTTAGTTGCCTAATTTCTTTAAGTAGTTTCGCCCATTTATTATATAATGCATATTTTAGTGTTTTTCCAAGATTATTTTCGAAAATCGATTTTTGGACATTTATTTTTGTCCATTTTTGAAAAATGAAAATACTTTTGGAAATTCGAAATACACTATATTTGCATTTTTAATTTGTGACCATAAAAAAAATTAGCGTCTCATCACTAAAAACATTTTGAAAAATTTGTGACGATAATTTTTTTTTACAAAATTATAAATATATATATATAAATTATAAAAGTATTTAGGGGATTTTTATGTTAACTATATATATAAAGAATGATAATAGACATTCCCCAAAATTCCCCAAAATATTATTGTGAAATTTGTAACATCAAAACAAATAACAAAAAAGATTATGAGAAACATTTGATGACATCAAAACACAAAAATAATACGTCAGTTAACACTCAGTTAACAAATATGGACGATTTGTTAACACAAATTCCCCAAAATAATGTTGTTTGTCATGATTATATATGTAAAAATTGCAATAAAGAATACAAATCAAGGGTTGGATTATGGAAACATAAAAAAAATTGTGATCTTGATAATGAAGTTAAATCAACTAATAGTGAAAATGCTTTTGATGATTTAAATAATATTGATATAATGGATTCCAATATAATTATACAATTGATAAAACAGAATGATGATTTTAAAAAAATATTGATAGAGCAGAGTAAAGCGATGATAGAGCAAAATAAAACCATTGTTGAACTATCCAAAAATAATTCAATTACTAATAGTAACATAAATTCTCATAATAAGACATTTAATTTACAGGTTTTTTTAAATGAAACGTGTAAAGATGCGATGAATATTATGGATTTTGTGAATTCTCTCAAAATCGAATTATCAGATTTGGAAAATGTTGGAAATGTTGGTTACGTTAGTGGCATTTCAAGTATAATTGTAAAGAATCTTAATTTGCTAGATGAAACAAAAAGACCAGTTCATTGTACTGATACAAAACGGGAAGTAATGTATATTAAGGATGATAATAAATGGGAAAAGGAAAATGAAAATAAGTCACAAATGAGAAAAATAATAAAACACGCAACCCACAAAAATTCCAAATTATTAAAAGAGTATAAGGCTAAGTATCCAGGGTGTGAAAAAAGCGAATCAAAATATTCATACGCTTATGATAAACTCATCGTTGAAACATTTGGTGGCAAAGGTGATGATGAAATTGGAAAAGAGAATAAAATCATCCGAAACATAGCAAAACACGTCACAATAAGTAAAAATAATTAATTTAATAACACAGATGGTTATTAAATTAATAAAATATATAATAAAGATTTACTCACACATCCCCGACAACTTCGTCAAATTCTGGATATACTTCATTGTTTTCGCCTGATTCTCAGGTGTCATTTGTTTAATTGGTTCACGTAATCGATTAATGGAATCCATAATTTTATCCGAATTTGACGCCGAAGATACATCACCTGAATAATCCTTATTAATAAAAAAATCAATATTACCTGCTTCAATCTCCGACTTGTATTTTCCAACAACATATGCGTTCCAAATTTTCACAATCATTTTAGGGTTGGCCTTTCTAACAGTCGAAAGTGCGGTTTTAGTTGCTAAAATATCAGGATCATTTGGGAAAACACTTTGGATGTCAGAGACAAAATCCATAAAATGATCGTTAAATGCGGTAAGAATGTTAGTAGTCATGTGTAAATAAATTATATTTTTATTTTTAAATATATTTAATTAAATATTATATTTTTCATTATCTAAAACTTCATTGGTGGTTTGTTCCCGGTGATTTTTTGTAATTCGGTTTCTCTCTGTTGTTGCAATTGCTCAACCGTTAAATCACCCGATATTTTATTTGAACCCTTATAATCGTGTTCATCGGCAGGAGTAGATATGTTATCTGAATAATTAAGGTCAACATAGTTATGCATTTGTCGCATACCTCCGTTACCCTTCGCCTGCAATTCTTCGGCACCCTGATCTAAAAAACTATATGCGTCCGAAACAATGTCGCCAAAACCCCCACCGCTAAATGAAAACGCCATGGGTTCCATATTGTTTTGCGTCGCTTTTTTAACAGCAATCTCCTGTGCGGGTTTCAAATGGTTCAATATTGCCTCACCGTATAGCACCTGATAATTTTGGTTTAATAAGAGTAGCGCCGGCACCCGATTCACATTTTCAGGCATAATTATTTTTTGTCCATTTTCCAGGACAATGAACATTTTATTATTAGTGTCCTTAACTCTTTTATCAATGCAAATAAAATGTATATCTTTTTGAGCACCTGCTTTCGACAATGTTTGTAAAAGTTTGTTCGAATGTTCGCAAAATTTACTATAATATAAAATGGAACTCATTTATTCTATAATTAGTTAATTGAATTAAATATTTAACTCATTTTTAAAAAAATTGATTTAAATTATACAATTTAAATATAAAGTATTATTAGATAATATGAATCCCCAAGTTGAACTAAATTCCAGACACAATGATGAAATTCTCTTGTTTACCTTAAGTGGTGTGAACGTGAGTTTGGCAAATGCGATTAGAAGAACAATTCTATCGGATATACCGTTAGTTGTATTCAGAACTACTCCCCATGAAAAAAATCTGGCGAATATTATTGCCAATACAAGTCGCCTAAATAACGAGGTTTTAAAACAGCGTCTAAGTTGTATTCCGATTCATATTAAAGATGTCGAAAACTTCCCGTTGAAAAACTATCAGTTAGAAGTCAAAGTTGAAAACATAACGGACACCACAATGTATGTCACCACTGAAAATTTCATAATCAACGATTTGGTTACTGGAAAACCGCTGAGTGAAGACAAAAATAGAGAAATATTTCCGGCAAACGATTATACAGGATATTTCATTGATTTTGTGAGATTAAGACCGAAAATCTCTGATGAAATACTGGGTGAGAAAATTCATTTGACTTGCGAATTGTCGTTAGGAACTGCTAAAGAAGATGGTATGTTTAATGTGGTTTCAACGTGTTCGTATGGTTATACTGTAGACAGTGTAGCGCAGGAAGCAACCTTGGAGAAATTGAAGCAAACCTGGAAAGACGAGGGTAAAAAGTCGGAGGAGATTGAGTTTGAAGTAAAAAATTGGAAATTACTAGACGGATTACGTATTACAAAGAAAGATAGTTTTGATTTTACAATTCAAACAGTCGGTGTTTACGAGAATGTAGAACTAATACATAAGGCGTGTGAAATATTAATTGACAAATTTCATGAGCAAGACACGTTGCTTGAAAAAGATGAATTACATATTGAAAAATCGCAAAATACGATGGCAAATTCATATGATATTATTTTGGAGAATGAAGATTATACGATTGGAAAAGTAATTGAATATATTATGTATACGAAATTTTACGAAACCAAAATCTTGACGTTTTGTGGTTTTAAGAAGATGCATCCACATGATGCGCATAGTATTATAAGAGTTGCTTACAAGGATCCGATAGACATATCGACGATCAAGGGCAATTTGAAGGAGTGTATGGATGACGCGATCCAAGTTTTTACGCGGGTGAAGAAGGAGTTTTTGAAGTTGGTTAAGAACTAAAAATTAAAATTACATTTCAGAAAAATCAGAAAAATCAGAAAAATCAGAAAAATCAGAAAAATTTATATAAATATATTATTATGTAAATTTTTAATTTGTTTTTTATATTTTGTTTTTTTCATATAAATGTTGCGTTACTTTACACATTATTGTCAGCAGCAATCCTATCCACATTGCGCTTTCTCATTTGAAAATTCAAGCAGTGCATTAGAAGCGACGGGTGTAAATTATTCACATAAGTAATAACCGTGGTATTTGTAATAAACAACTTCTTCTCCCTTAATTCATCCATATAAACCTTGTGAATATTGAACATGTGAGTTCTATATTGTTCGGAAAACTCCTTCAAAGGTTTCTCCTTTTTAACGTAACACGCAATGTAATTTGAGAATAATGTGCCAGTAAATAAGTGTATCTGGTCTCTAAACGCCGTAAACTCCTTCTTGTTTTCAGGATAAAACTTTAAAAAGTCCGCCACTTTACCCTCCTTTCTTAAAGACAAATATTGATATTGTAATTTTGGTTGATTGCCTCTCAAACTACGGACTTGTTCATACACGGGGTTGCGGATTTTCATACGCTCACCAGTAAGATTATTATATATAACAACACCCATAATATCGTATGACGTATTCATCGACGCGTATTTTTCAATCAGATCCGTGTAAGTGTTCCATGTATAAACCTCCGGGAATTTAATCATAGTTTGCCCCCAATTATGCGATTTTAAATCAGAAATGGGGTAAGATAATGCCATCCAGTTACCATCTACAAATTTGATATTATAAACCGCGACCAAATACAACTCGGGTTTTTTAAATGGCACTACGATGCGGTTATCAGGATGTTGCAAAACGAAACTGTAGCACATATCTTTATTCAATGATTCCAAAGACAAATGAATCTCTTGCGCCGCTTCCAAAAACATAGTTCGAAACGTTTTTTTATCAGAACCTTTGAAGAAACACGATGATGCGCCAACGGTATTTCTAGTGGATATTTCCCAACCACCGGCAATTCCGACACTTGGGTCCCAAAAAGCGTTGACCATGGTTCCTTCGACAAACTCCTGTGCAATTAAATGCGGGGTCTTATCAGGATACATTTTAATAAAGGTATCGGAAGGTATAGATTTAGGAGGAGCAAATCCGACAACAGTATTGACACTATTTAAAATAATAGACCTACATAAACCATATGTAGGAATCATATCTAAACACAAACATTCTTTCAAATAGCGCAACACGGAGTATTTTTGTTTATTGGAAGTTCGGCACTCGATTTGTTGTAATTTCAGATTTTTGCTTTCAGTGATAGCACCATTTACCAAATCATTGAAATCGGGAATAATGGATAAATTAAATGGAGTAATAATAATCGGATTCATTATTTTATTAAATAATATTAGCGAAATGTCTTTATATTATAATTTAATTGATTTTTACTTAAGCATAAAAATTTCTATAATAAATATAGAAACAAATGTCTTCAACAGAAAATATAAGTGAAAATATACTTAAACAACAAGAAAAGAAAGAGAAAGAGACAACAATAGAACTACAATTAGGAGATGTTATTCATATTACAAATCCCAAAAATGAAAAACTAAATGACCAAACGTTTATTATTGATTATATTGACAAATCAAAGATGTATTTAATAAATGTGGATAGTCTAGAAAAGACGAGATTGAAAATATCAGAAGATGGTATTATAGGCGATGGAGCAATTACGCAAATCGCGATTTTGAGTAGGAGTGATAGTCCAAGTTACGCTAAGCAAAACGATTTGGTACCAGGTAGATGGATAGATATTCATTTTGCTGGTGAATATCCGGTTATCATAACAGGTGAGATTACTAATTTAGAGGAAGATATGATAGAAATAAGAACAGTGGATGAAGATACATTGTATATTAATTTTGATTATAAAGGTGTTCCAGAGGATTTACCAATTAAGATTATAGAAATTAGAGAGAAACCGCAAGGACCAAAAGATTCGTATGAAACGGAAGACATAAATATAGAACCCATCGAAAATTTACAAAAGAATTATAGTGTAATGCCATCAGAAAATATACAAATCACAGTCCCAATTCAAAATGTAAAGAACCAATTGCGCGAGTTTATTTTACGCGCAGACCAAATTAAATTTGGAGACGAAGAGTTAGGACCAATTGTCCAATTTGTAGATGTATCGTCGCACGCACAAAGATATAGTATAGAAGTCCAATTAAGTGATTTATTGGACGAATTATTATCAACAGTGCCAAGCGCCCAAAGAACACCGCGTGTTTTAAATAATATTCATACAACAATAGAAAGGTTTAAACAATTGAGAGAGCGTTTTTCTACATTTGATCAATATGGTGTTGTTGAAACGGCGTTAATAAATGCATCTACATACAAACCCTTAACCCAATATTTTAAAAAGTTTAAGCAAAATTTGCTGTGGATTTTGCCGGTTGTAAAAAACATAAAAAAAATATATACAAATGAAGTATCTAATGACGAAGATGAAAACAATGATATAATTTATCTTGATATAAATGAAGACATAGGTAAAATAAAAGAATTAATTGAAAATTATAGATCAAATGATTTGCCGATAGACCAAAACAAATATTCTCTCTTATATAGTGAATTAAACTCGCAATTTACTCCGTTTAACTTGATTAACGAGGAATTAACAAATGATTTGTTAATAGAGAGAAATGTGGATACAGATTTGAACGTTATCATAGATAATCTCGAAGACATGTACTCGTCTGTTTTTACAAATAACAATGTAAGATCGAGAAGATTTGTAATAGGAAAATACAATATGGGTTTAACAAAATTGAATACACTCGATGTTACAAATAGTCGTTTAATAACGACCCGAGTTAAGATGACAAATCCGGATACATTATCGATTCGTTCTTTTGTAACATTGCCTGAACCAGTAATAAGATTTTCTAAAATAAATTTGCCAGGAACAGCATTATTAGATAAAGCAAATTTAAATCAAATCTTTGTGGATTATTGGCAACTTTTGAAAAAGAAGACAACAATAAATAATGTGATTATCGAGAATTTGGATGGTGAAATAGAATTTAACGAAAATAATTTTGTAAACACTATAAAAAATTATGTATTAAATCTTACGCCGGAGGACAAAAAAGGTCTAACAAATGAGGAAATATATTCAAAATTTGTCAGGACAATTATTCCTAAAACGAAGGTTCTTTTTGATTTGATGAAAAAATATATAACAGGTAAATTATCTATAGTGGATGTAGTGTCATATTTGGAACCATTTTTAGTATATACAGATGATTTAACATATATGCAATATAAAGAAATAACAAAATTCATAGACGAGAAGATTTCGGATTTTAATAAAAAATACATAGAGCGTTCGCGTTTATTTCAATCATTAAATAAGTATTCAAAAAGTAATATAATTTTAACAAACGCGTTTTCAATAATATCGTCAATTAACATAAAAGGAAACGAGCGAAGTGATATTTTTGATGCGTATGGAATAATGATTGAAGGTAAAAATTTGAGATATAATTATGCGGATTACACAAATTCAGAATTATTGAGGAAAATGAAAATAAAGGACAATAATCGTTTATATACATCGACCATAGCATTTCAAAGTTTACCATTGATGTTTCCGAGTGAATATTCTGCATTATTTGAAACTGAAAAGGAACAAATTAATAAAAAATACGAAGATGGTCTAAAAGACGATAAATGTCAAGCAATTATAATAGCGAAACAATACATTACAATTGATGAAGTGGAACAAGATAATGATAAAAATATCTATTTTGATAAGAAATATGACAAAACGAATTACAACTTATTAGATGGATACGAAAAAGAAATAATTACAATGCAACCGGAAGTCTTGAAAATACATATAATGAATGATTTAAAGAAAAACCTGAAGTTAAGTGAACAAGAAGCCGATTATTTATCAAATACGCTGTTAGATGGACATAAAAAGGTACTAGATGGTCAATATGCCATGCTATATAAAAAAGATTTTATGCCAGATTATTACATTCGTCGAGCAAACAAATGGGTTTTAGACAATGAAATAGAAAAACTGAATGTAAATACGAGTGATTCGAATATATTGTGTGATTTACAAGAAAAATGTATAAATGTTACAAATAATAATAATGATGAAGAAAAATGTATGACTATAGAGGTAGATGAAAAAAATATTCAAAGTAAACTATTAAATGATATATTAGATGAGTTTGATGAAAAATACAGAATATCAAAGGATGACTTTTTAACAAATGCGCAAGAACAATTTCAAGATAATATAAATATTATACCGGTTTTAACAAGTATTGAGAATAATAATTTATTAAAGTATAATAATCAAAAATATAAATTAGGTGCTAATATAGATGACGATGCGCCGATCAAACCGGTTTCGCCATACGCAAGTTTAATAAATCTTATATTGTCGCAAAAGGATTTTGTTAAAAAACAAATTGATATTATAAGATTTGTAAACGCTTACGCGCGAGATCCACTAACCGGCAATTTTGGTGCTTTAAATCAACTAGAAAACGAATATTGGTTATATTGTAAAAAATCAAATACAGCATTAATTCCGATTTTTAAATATGAATTAGCTGCGTGTTTTCTTAATAAATCAAATAACGAATATCGTGAATTTCTTGATGAAACCATTAGTCGCATTGGTAAATTAAGTGACGATGGAGATTGGTGGGTGGACAAAAATAGTGGTTGGCAAATTGTGAAAATAGATGATGATATTGATGAAGGTTATGATGAAGGATTTAAAGTATCTTCGCGCGCTATATTAGAAGATGACGCAGGAAATAAGGTATTTTCGGCTACAACCAAAAATATTGTATATGATACATATGAAAATAAGACAATATCCAATATAGTGAATGCTTTATCTGTGGCGATGGGTATAAATATTGAGTATCAAAAGGAGTTTATTATCAATTGTGTAATAACCGCGTTAAGTAATACAATGGAATCAGAAGAGGAATACAAGAAAAAAATAAAGGAAATGGCTGAAAAGGGGAAAAAGATACCGTCGTATGAAGATTTTTACAACACAGGTATTTTATACTATACACTTGGTATGTTTTTGGTTGCTATCCAAGCAGCGGTACCACCTGTGAAAACAAGAAAAACGCATCCTGGATGTGTTCGTTCATTTAGTGGTCATCCATTTGAATGGAATGGTAATTTAAGTAGTTTGGAATATTTGGCGTGTGTAGCATTTGACATTCGTGAATCCGGGAAACCATGGAATGTTTTAAAAGGGAAAAAGACGGATTTCATAGCAAACAAAATTAAAGGTTCAATAGATAATATTTTAATAAATATTCCGGATGTAGAGAGAAAATTTGACGAAAAAACGGAATATATATTGGCGGGTAATGTGGAAAAAATACCGGAAGAACATGATATAACAAATTGGACTCAATTTTTACCGCCATTGGTGCCATTTAAAATAAAACGTTTGGTAAATATTTCCGACGAGTTTAAAAGATCATTAATGAATGATTTGAAATCAGGTTCAGAAAACCAAAGAGAGAAATTGTTAGTTGTGGATTCAAAGATAATTCAATTCTCTCTTGCTATTCAGGAGAAAATACAAGAATTGGTGAAGAAAAAACATTTGTTATTATCAAACGCAAATAATGAACCATACATTGAAAATTCGTGTTGTGAAAGTAAGGACGGACAAAGCACGATCGATTATTTTGCTAGTCAAGAACCTGTCATACTGGAATACAATGAAATTGTCAATCGGTTAGCAAATATTGTTCAAGATGTGATAAACTATTCCAAAAGTGGTTTGTTTTATAGCACAATAAATACAAAAAATAAATATCCAACAGTTAGTCAAACTTTTGACGAGAAAACCATTTATTTATCCTTTATTTATTTTTGTAAATTCAAATCGTTGCTGCCAATTTCAGATGATTTATTGCCATTATGTACTGAAAAACCAGACGCTAGTTTAGTGAGTGGTAATTTAAGTATAGAACAAATTATACAAAATTTGAAGGAAAGTGGGCATAAATTTAACAACGAATCATTTTTGAGATTGTTACAATTGATAGGTCGTAAAAATACTATAAAACTGGATTTTGATAAACCATATATTTCGACCATAACAAAATTAATGGTTATAATTGAATCAATCCATGATGAAAACGATGAGGTAGTTGAGGGTTCGCTACGAAAATTAATAACAGAATCTTTAGATACTTTTGACATAGCGTCAAGTGAAACATCACGCGAAATTAAAAATCTGAATGATTTTTTAATAAGAAGCAGATCGGAAATGGTAGAAGACATAAAGGAATTTATAGAAAAATATAAAGGAACGGAAATTACAAGAAGTGCGTTTAATAAATTTACAAAAACAATTGATAACTTAACAAATTGGAGTTGTGAAACTTCAACAAGAGTAGAAACAGTGAATAAAATATCAGATGATTGTTTATATACTACGATTAATTTTTACAAATCATTTATTGCGAATTTTGTTACAATTTTTCCGAATATGATTTTAAATAAAGTTGACTATGAAAATGTAACGATGCCTGCATATTTGGGTCTATCGAAACCACATTCAAATAAAATCAAGAAGCATATTAGTGACTATTACAAGAAACTAAAGACATTTTATGGTGTTCGTGACATTTATAATATTTTAACAAAAATACAGAATTCTTCTAAAAATTTGTTGAAACTGTCAAAGGAAACACCGTGCTTTACTAGTATAAAAACTGGTGAAAAAACATTGAAACCGGTTTTTGATGAGAGAACTAGTAGATTTTTATTTGAATATTATTTGTTAAGAGTGATTATTAATTATATCGATTTAACTGACGACGAAGATATGATTGTTACAGAAAGAGTAAAAAAATCAGATATAAATGTGGAAGAATTATTTACAGTGTCATATTTAGAGGATAAAGAAACAAGAGTGGATTTTGATGTCACGACGCAAACAAAAAAAGATACACAAATATTGAGTGGTAATAAAAAAGGATTAAAACAAAAGACAGCAGAACTAATTGTTACATTTTTTGAAATTTTAAATAATCAAAAGGATGTTGCTGATATTTCATATGAAGAAATACTTGATAGAGTTTTTAAATTGAAAGAAGGAGAGAAGGATATGGTTACAGATAGACTAAAAAATCTTACAGACGAAGAAAGAGATGCTGACACTATTTTGAAAATAAATAAATTGGGTGTTTGGAGTAAGGGTTTGCAAAAGGGTCTTACGACATATGTAAAAGAAACATATGACGATGAGCGCGAATTTAGAGATGAAATGGATAAAATAGAGAAAAATCTGAGAAGTAAAAATAGGAATATTGGTGATGGTGATTTAGAACAATTAGTAGGTGATTTTATTGAACAACAAGAAGTAGGAAATGATATTGAGAGAGAAGAATATGATATGACAAATATGGGTTCAAATTATCAAGATGGCAATGATTATTATGAGGTCGGCGCAGCTGGAGAAGAATTTGATTGGGGAGACGATTAACAAACCTTTTTATAAATTTATAAAAGCTTCGCAAGAAAAGTAATCTTTTGTAATACTTTTTCTAAAAGTAATCTTTTGTAATACTTTTTCTAAAAGTAATCTTTTGTAATACTTTTTCTAAAAGTAATCTTTTGTAATACTTTTTCTAAAAGTATTTTTTCTAAAAGTAATCTTTTGTAATACTTTTTCTAAAAGTAATCTTTTGTAATACTTTTTCTAAAAGTATTTTTTCTAAAAGTAATCTTTTGTAATACTTTTTCTAAAAGTATTTTTTTTAAGATTGATATATAATAAGTATGAATCGATCTTATATAAGAGAAAACGCAACATTATTTGCTATTATTTTGTTTTTAATTATGTTTGGTTCAATCCAAATGCTAAAACCAGCGTGTTTATATAATACAAATGGAAGCATTCGAGAGTTTGGTGTTGGATATAGGAACAAGACAATTTTGCCATTGTGGTTATTATCTTTAATTTTAGGAATAGTAAGTTATTTAATTGTTTTGTATTATGTTGCTAGTCCAAAAATATTTAGTTAAATATTTATTACAAATATAATAAATATTTACAATGTTTACAATTTTAAAGTTTACAATTAATTTGTGATTGTATATGTAGTGCTAGTTGCTGTTGCGACTTGTTGCTGTGCCGCCGCTTCTTGTTCTTGAAATTTCTTATAATTTGCTTCCATAGTTTTAGGATTGCTAGCACAACCACGTGTTGTGATTTTAAGTTGTACTATAGATGTTAGTAAAATGCCAGTATAAATATACCATAATAACTCTCCAATATTATCCCGTGTAACAACCAAATCAAATAATTGTGTCTTCAGTGTTCTAGTTTCGACGGAGTTATCATCTTGATATTTGTCTTTCTTTAATGGATTTAATAAATCCCAATAACTATTAAAATTACTAGGAACAATTTGATTAATTAATATAGATGTGTTACCACAAATTTTAAGAATTAAATCTGCTGCTGCTCTCAATTCTTTTGGTCCTCCACCAACAAGACTCGTGGCAGGTAAAGGAGGAGCGCTTGGTTGCAAATCGTTACTGTTATTTAAGGCGTTTTCAACACCTTGGTTCGCCAATAATTCTACCAATAATTCATTTGCTTTATTTGAAACGTAAAAGTAACCAATTACATCAGAAAAAGCACTTTTAAAACCCGGATACAAAATTAAAACGATGATAATGACACCGAAAATTAACAACCAAGGTATAAATGTTAATAATCCGGCAGCGCCCATATTTTCTTTAACACTGCCTCCACAAGTTGTTGAAATTATAGAAGTATTAACAATAAACTGAATTATCACAACTAACAATAAGTATATACCTAAATACAAATAATGGTCGCTTATAAAACCAGTATATAACTTTTGATCAACTACAACATCATATGTTAATGTAGGTTTAATAAAATAATAAAGCAAAGTTGTCAATAAAAATGTAAGAATATTTAAATAAGAATTAGCCATATAGATAATATGTATAAATTAATTTATAAATTTAACTATAATTATTATGGATATAAATCATGATTGTAAACCGATACTTACTGAACCAGGTGTAAAATATTTTTTGGACCAAACACTTAAACAATGTCATATTATTAGGAATAATTTTCATAATATGGTAGTAAATATAGGATTATTAATAGCGTTTTTAGTAATTTTAGGATCAATTCTTTTATACAAATACAAAGGTAGATTGAGTGATATAGAAAAAGAAAAGAAAAATAAAGAAAAACAACAATATATTTTGTCAAAAATAAAAAATTTACAAGAGTCAAAACGGAAGGCTCATCAAGAATTAATAACAGGATTGCCTAATTGGGAAAATGATTACGACAACATTAACAATGGTAAAGTTTATTAGATATTATTGAAAAAAATAAATAATAGAATAAATATATATATATATAATGATGATTAGAGATGATACTGTTGTAAATGAAACGATTGATAACAATATTAACGAATATTATAGATTAAAAAGTAAATATGATAGTGATATTGAAAAAAATAAGAAAAAAATACTGAATAATAAGACATTTAGTATTAAGGAGAAAAAATCAGAGTTTAAACAATTGAAACCCAAATGTGTCAATTGTGGAAAACCAGGTGGTACCACATTTGCTTCTGTTGTAAATAAAAATGGGAATGGAAATTTTAGAGAACTTCGCGCCTTTTGTAAAGCAGTTGAACCTTGTGGTTTAAATATTAACATAGCAGTTGGTAATTTTGAAAATATCAATGATTTGTTGAAAATGATTGAAGAAACCATACACGATTCTAAAAATGAAATAATAAATGATAAAAATAAATTATTATTTGGTTTGATGTCAACCGAAGATGCTTTGGAGAATTTTGAATCTCAAAAAAATATGATAAATGATTTTACAAGTTTATTGGAAAACTATCTTAATATATATATAAAAATTACCGATGACCCGGAAATGAAAACAAAATTAGTCGAGGATTTGGAAAAATCATATATACTAATTCAACAAATAAAGACAGCGATCAAGAATTTTGACGAAACAAATGGCATGGAATTTATACGTTCTGCGTCAAATATATATGTAAATGAATTAAAACCGTTATTAAATATAATTTTGAAATTAACATATAAGGAAAATAAAGTAGTATTTAATGAAAGTGAAGGGACGTATCATTTAATTCAAAAAAAATATTCTATCAAAGATATGGAGATTAATAATGACAAATATGAAACGGTTAATTTTGATACAAACATTCAATCAAAAACGTCTAGAAAGCAGCGTTTGAATATTGTAAATTCTTCATCGGAAGAAGAATTAGAAAAATCAACAACAACAACATCAAATATTATTGGAACTCCGACAATTAATAAAGAAACCGGAGCAGTTACTTGGTCAAATAAAAATTATCAAGGTTTATGGAGTAAAATGAGTAAGGAATTAAAAACAGCTTTATTATCTGACAAAGATTGGTTACAAGAGTTTATGGATAATTGTGTTAAATCTAAACTTACTGGTAAAAAGTGTGAATTTATAAATCCTAGTAATTTGATTATTCCTCCACAATTAATAGAAGATGGAATGTATGATTTTGGCAATGAAGTATATAATAAAATATTTAATAAATTTGACGAATCATATAAAACCACATTATTAACACTATTTACGGTAAGTCCGGAAGATGGTAGTAAAAATTATACCATGATGGAAAATACGTTATCTGATATTGTAAAAAAAGAATTGAATTTTGATAATGAAATTCTATAATATAAAATATATAAAATATATAAAATATATAATGATATTCAACTATATTTCGTTACCGGTATTTCTAGTAAGTTTTGCCATTGGTATATTTTTTATTTACATTTTAGGTCCTGAAATGAAAACAATATACGTATATCCTAGTCCAGAAAATGTTGACAAAGTTTTATTCAAGGATAAAGCAGACAATTGTTTTTATTTTAACCAAGAAGAAATAAAATGTCCTGCCGACAAATCGATGATTTCTTCTATACCTATACAAAGTTAAAACTAAATATTTAGGCGTTTATTTAAGCAATATTTTAGTAATTATAAAAGTAACATAAATATATATGGGATTGTATCTTGGTAAATTTGTTCATACGGAAACGGGTAAAATGATGATGTCGATTTTGTTGGGATTTGGTTTGGCATCTCTCTTTAGAACTGTCTGTAAAGATAAGGATTGTTTAATTTTTCATGCACCACCTTTAGATAATATTAAAGACAAAATATATCAATCTGGTGAAAAATGTTATAAATATACACCTGTAGCAACAAAATGCCTTCTTAATGCAAAAACCGTAAGTTTTGAGTAGTTGAGTAGGTTTGCGTAATTATTATAATCAATCATTCTTTATAATAATTATGAGCGGTGATTCTACAAACATTTTGGATTTACCTACCGATCCTGTTGGAGGAGGAAATATAACACTTAATGCTTCGGAAAATGTGGTACAAAAACAAATACAACAAATGCCAAACCAAGGACAAACACCCAATTTTAGTCTAGACCAAAGCACCATTAGTCAAATTGTGAGTGGACTTCAACAAGCAGCAGTTGCTGGCGCAACACAGTTACCATCACGAGACATTCCTATGACTACAACCGGACACAGCAATGACGTACAAGTTCAACCCAATTATGTTCCAATGCACGAAAGACAATCCGACTATATTAAAGATTACGAACAAACGTCGGATATGGTCGACAGTTATAATAGAAGTGTGAATCGTGGTAATTCGTTGGATGAAATGTATAATGAAATACAAACTCCATTGTTGTTAGCAGTATTGTATTTCTTATTTCAGTTGCCATTTTTCAGACGTTTTTTGTTTAGTTATTTTCCAGTTTTATTTTCAAATGATGGCAATTATAACATTAACGGTTTTGTTTTTTCAAGCGTTTTGTTTGGACTATTATTTCATCTATTAAATAAAGTCACGAATCATTTTGGTGCTTTTTAGGCGAAGCAAAGGGCGAAGCAAAGGGCGAAGCAAAGGGCGAAGCAAAGGGCGAAGCAAAGGGCGAAGCAAAGGGCGAAGCAAAGGGCGAAGCAAAGGGCGAAGCAAAGGGCGAAGCAAAGGGCGAAG